CAGCAGCTGGCGAAGGCCGGCAAGCAGGGTGGCGACGACTACGGCAGCGCGTTCGGCGACGAGGCCGGGCTCGAGATCGACCAGTCCCTCAGCAAGGCGATCCGCAAGCTGCAGGTGAAGCTCTCCAAGGAGGGCAAGCTCGCCGGCAAGGCGTACGCGGGCCACATGTCCGACGAGTCGATCCGCATCTTCCGGCGGATGGAGAAGAAGACCATCGAGGCGCTCTCCTCCAAAGAGGGCTTCATCGCGTTCACGAAGAACTTCGACTCGGTGGACGACGCGGTCACCAAGCTCACCAAGAACGTCTCGAAGCTCTCGAAGCAGAAGATCCAGATCTTCGACGAGAAGGGCGTCGCGATCGCTGGCGAGTACGAGAAGTTCTTCAAGAACTTCGAGGCCGGTGGCGCGCTCACCCAGGTCGAGAAGTGGAGCAAGGGCCTCAAGGAGTCCGAAGCCGCGACGATCGCGGCGCGCGATGCCAACGAGGCGCTCCGCGTGAACTTCGACCGGCTTCGGGCATCCGTCGACAACGTCTCGTTCGACAAGCTCGCGAAGCAGATGGGCGGCGCCGAGGGCGCGGCCAAGAGCCTGCGCGGGAAGATGGACGACCTCGCCGAGGCTGGCGGGGTGACGGAGCGCGAGTACAACCGCTTCAACATCACCCTCGAGAAGCAGGTCGAGCGGTTCAACGCGGCTGCCAAGGCGGCGCAGGACAAGGTCGACAAGGACAACAAGGCAGCCGATGCCACCCGCAAGCTCAAGGTCGAGAGTGACGCGCTGAACGACGCGCTGTTCCGCATCGAGATGCGGATGGGCGACTCGAAGACGTTCGCTCGCTACGTCAAGGAGATCGGCAGCGTCGAGAAGGCGCACAAGTCGCTCGGCGGCGACATTGACAAGCTCGGCGTGAAGCTCGGCGACAACGACCGCACCGTCGGTCGCCTGCGCCGCACGCTCGCGAACCTCGTCGAGGGCATCACTGACTCCGCGGGTGCCGCGGGCGAGGCGGCATCCGGCGGGTTCGCCAAGCTCGGCGACGCGATCAAGAAGATGGCGGGCAACAAGGGCGGCATGTCGATGGGCGCGATCGTCGTGCTGATCGGCTCGCTTGGCGCGGCTGTCGGTGCGCTGGGGTCCGCGGCATCCGCCGCCCTGGTTGGCCTGATCTCCTCGCTCGGCGTGGCGATCGTGGGTCTCGGCGCCGCCGCCGGTGCGGCCGGCGTCGGCCTGATCTGGATGTTCTCGAAGGCGTCCGACGCGATCGGCATGATGGCTGATGAGTTCCCGCGCGCCCAGAAGGGCATGGACAACCTCGCGGCAGCCGCCAAGGCGGACTCGGCCGCGTTCGCCCGGGAGTGGGGACCAGCGCTCGCCGACTTCACCGAGAAGCTGGCCCAGCTGTGGCGCGACGACAAGATGGGTGAGATGGCGGGCAAGGCGCTCGGCAAGATCACCGAGGCGTTCACCGCGGTCATCTCGAGCCCGGCCTACCTCGCGTTCCAGACCGCGATGGAGACCACCATCCCGAACGCGCTGACCAGCCTCGGCACCGGCGCGGCATCCCTGGTCGAGGGTCTGCTCATCATCTTCGCCGAGGTCGGCCCGATGCTCGAGACCATGATGGGCCAGTTCGATGCGTGGGCGCAGGCGTGGGAGGACTCGATCAAGGCCGCGGCAGGCGACGGCTCACTGCAGGAGTTCTTCGACCTGGCGCTCGAGTCCATCACGGCGGTCATGGACATGCTGCTCGCACTTGGCGGACTGCTCGGCACGGTCTTCACGGCGGGCGCGCCGGCCGGCAACGAGATGCTCGGCATGCTGACCACGCTGTTCGACGACCTGAACGCCTTCCTGAAACTGCCCGAGGGTCAGGAGCAGCTGCAGAAGTGGTTCGACAACGGCGTGAAGCTGTTCGACATTCTGCTCGACCTGATCGGCCAGATCGGCGGGCAGTTCAGCAAGATGATCACCCCGGAGATCATGGACGACACGCTCTCCGCGCTGTCGAACCTCGGCGACGGCCTGCAGGTCATCTTCGACATCTTCCAGATCCTCGGCGGGCTGGACATCTTCGGCAACATCGTCGCGGCGTTCGAGGCGCTCTCGGCGTTCGTCACTCCGCTGGTCGAGCCGCTCTACACGATCGCCGACGCGATCGGGAACCTGCTCCTGGCCGCGTTCGAGGCCCTCACTCCGATCCTCGCGGCGGCGGGCGAGGTGCTCGCGCCGATCGTCGAGGCGCTGGCGGGCATTGTCACCGTCGTCGTGGACGCGCTGATCCCGGTCTTCGAGGCGCTCACTCCGGCCATCGTGGCGATCGTCGAAGCGTTCACCCCGGTCGCCACCCTGATCGCCGACGTGGTGGTCAAGGCGTTCGAGCTCCTCTGGCCGATCATCCAGGTCGTGATCGACTTCATCGTGCAGCTGATCGAGGAGATCACCCCGCTGATCGAGGAGATCCTGCCGGTCGTGGCCTCCCTCGTCGAGGCGCTCTCCGCCGTGCTCGACTTCCTGTGGCCGATTATCAAGGTGGTCGCCGAGATCATCATGGGCATCCTCAAGGTCGCCTTCACGATCATCATCGAGACGATCAAGATCGTGATCGACATCATCTCGGCGCTGGTCGACGCCTTCAAGAAGGTCGTCGACTGGATCGTGGAGAAGATGCAGCCGATCTTCGAGGAGTTCAGCGGGTTCATGGAGGACATCTGGGACGCCATCGTCGACTCCGTCGACACGGCGATCGACCAGATCATCGGGTTCTTCAAGGGCATCAAGAAGGTCGTGGACGACGCGATCGGCTGGTTCCAGAGCCTGTTCGGTGCGGCGAACGACGCCAAGGGTGCGGCATCCGGCGCAAGCGGCGGTGGCGGCGGCGGGCGCTCGGTCGCACCGGCGGGCCTGCTCCGGCAGTTCCCGCCCCGGCCGGCACCGGCGCCGACGGCCACACCGCAGGGTCTCGGCTTCGGCGAGGACGACCCGTCGGTGGCCCCGTTCAGCGGCGGTGCGAACCGGCGTCGCAACCTCTCGATCGACGTGGACGACTTCGGCGGCAGTGGTGGCGGACGCGGCACTCGCGTCGTGAACATCGAGCCCGGCGCGATCGTCGTCCAGGGCAACATGGCACCGGAGGCGACGGCCACCATGACGGTGAACCGCATCGCGGAGAGGATCGCGTCCTGATGTACGAGGGCTATCTCGAGTTCGGTGGCGGCGAGGTGCTGAACAGCGCCCGCGCACTGGCGTACTCCCAGACCGCTCCCTGTCCGGTCACCTGGCTGCAGTGCCCGCCGTGTGACGGCATCCGCGACGTGCTCGGCGACGACCCCTACACGTACGAGACGATCGAACTGGCTCCCTGGTACGACGCCGAGGACGAGGTCACGCACCGCTTCCTGGGCGCGCACGCGATCTCTGTCGAGGGCATCCCGGACTCCACCCGCGAGGCATCCGTCGCGGAGAACATGCTGGACGGCGGCGTGGTCGGCCGAGTGCGGCACGCCACGCGCCGGATGCGCTACCGGGCGCTGCTCACCGCGCAGGGTGAGGATGCGCTCGAGGCGGGCTTCTCCTGGCTGAGCTCGGCGCTCACTCCCGGCTCCTGCGGCAGCCACGGCGACGGCTGCGGAGCGGCCGACGCCCGGTTCTTCACGGCATGTCCTCCCGAGCGGGAGAGCATCACCATGCCGGAGACGTTCTGGAACGACCCGGTCACGAACCTCGCCACGAACCCCTCGATGGAGACGGCGGGTGCGGCGGTCGCGGTGCGCACGAACCTCTTCACCAATCCCTCGTTCGAGCAGGCGACGGCGGCGACCGTGGAGGTGCGCCGGAACCTCTCCCTGAACCCTCGGCTCGGTGTGGATGCAACTGGTTGGGGGGCCACGGGAACGTGGGCAGTCCCAGGTGCCCGCACCGCTGTTGCCGACTTGTCGGGATTTGCCTGGGCCTTGCAGGCATCGACTCCCGCACCTGTTGCTGGCCAGAACATCCGCTACCAGTTGGCGCTGACTGCGGGGTTGAAGTACCGGGTGGGGTTCTGGGCCAAGCAAACCTCTGGTGGAGCGGGCGTGGCACGGGTCGCGTCTGACGGAGTGATGAACACCCCCATCGGGCTGGACCTCCCCCTGCCGAATGACGGACTTTGGCACTGGTACTCGGGGATTGTCACCCCTGTTGCCAGTGCTCTGCACTATTTCGGTGCACGGTTCAGCACGGGCAATACGAACCTCACCGGCGCTGTCACTGGCCTGCTGGTGGAACAGGTCGATGGCACTGCGCCCACATCCACCGAGTTCTTCGACGGCTCCACCCTCCCCGCTGGCGACTTCACGCACGCCTGGACGGGAACCGCAGATGCCAGCGCGAGCGTGCAATATGGGACTGCCGTTCCGGCGGTCACCGGCTTCGGCTCGCTGCGCATTCAGTCGACAGAGTGGGCAAAGAGTGGAGCCAAGAGCGCTCGGCTCATCCCCCTCAGCAACCAGTCGTGCTTGCAGTTCCCGACGGGCTTCCACGTCACTACTCTCCTGCCCGGCAAGACGTACACCGCGATGGCAACCCTGCGCATGACCGCCGTGCAGTCGGGCTCGATCCAGGGGGCGGCCCGAACCATCGAAGCTCAGACGAAGGTTGCGGGCGTCTACAGCGCACAGCGCAGCGCGCCGGCACCGAACCTGCCCGGGGTCTACCCACTCCGAGTCACCTTCACCGTGCCCGCCGATGCGACAGAGGCGTTCGTCCGACTGGTCGGAGGGGCCTCCGTCGGCGATACCTGGTGGGACGACTTCCTCATCGTGGAGGGCACCTACACCGGCCCCTACTTCGACGGCTCCACCCCGCCGAAGGTGCGCCGGAACATGGTGCCCAATCCGAACTTCGGGACAGGCGTCACAACCGGGTGGGCAAAATACTGGTCGCCATCGTGGTCGGTGTCCACGGTCAACCCGATGTCGGGCGGCAATGGCAAGTCCCTGCTGGTGGGCAAGGGCACTGACACCCACACCGCACAGGGCGCGTACTTCTCGTCTAAGGGCTGGTTCTCCGAAGGGGACACGCTCCACGCCATCGTGCGGGTGCGCGGCGAGGTCGGGATCATCATGGACATCGGCTTCCGCGTCAACTCGGGTGGCGCGAGTGGTGGCCCCCTCAACGTGGTCGGTGACGGTCAGTGGCACGAGTACGAATACACGATGGTCGCGAATGCGGGGCATGTCACCAACGGCGTCGGCATCTCGATCAATGTGGACAACTCGAACACCTGGCCCGAGAGCTCCCCGATGTTCCAGATCGACTCCGCTTTGATCGCCAACGAGACGACGGGCACGTACTTCGACGCCGACTTCCCCATCGCGCCCTATGCCGGTGGCTGGGATGGCACCGTCGGCAACTCCCCCTCGTACCTCACCGACCCCGACTTCACCTACGCCTGGACCGGCACGGCGAACGCGAGCACGAGCCAGCAGAAGGCGCTCGGTGTCGCTGGGGTGGGCGAGACGTACCTGGCTCAGCCGATCCAGTCCACGCAGTGGGCGAGCAACCGCGCACACTCCATGCGGATCATCCCGACAGGATCGCCGACCGAGCCGTACTCGTACACGTCCTTCGCCTTCGCGGGCTTGGAGGCGGGGCGCACCTATACGGCCATCGCCAAGATTCGGCTGACCGCCGCGCAGGTGGGTCCAATGGACGCCCGAGCGCGCAAGATCGTGGCGATGTCGCCAGGCATGACGACCGTGGAGTCGAGCGCAGCGCCGAACGTGGCGGGCGTGACCGAGTTGCGCATCACGTTCACCCTGGCCGCGGACCCCACCGCTGTCGTCTACCTCTACAACGGAGCGAGCGCGGGCGGCGGGGATGTCTGGTACGACGACTTCGCGCTGGTTGCCGGCGACTACGGCGGCACCTACTTCGACGGCTCGTTCCCCGACTCGCCGCCAGAGGATCACGAGGTCGTCGGCAAGACCGTCGCTGAGTACGGATGGACCGGGACGGCGGATGCCTCGACCTCGACCTATCGCACCGGCTCGGTGGTCGCGGTGCCTGATCCTGTCGAGTACGAGCGGATCATCAACACCCTGACGCGGTATCTCCATACCGTGACCTGCGTCTCCGGCCCGACCGTGGAGCAGAAGCTGCACCGTGGCGAGACGTGGGGCTACGTCGTCGAGTTCGTGTTGGTCGCAGCCGTGCCGTGGATGTTCAGCGTCACCAGGCCGGTCATTCTGACGCCGACGACCCCGGTCGTGGTGCAGGACGTGCCGTTCAACCTGGTGCCCTACCCCTCAGCCGAGCTCGAGAGCGGCACCGTGGTCGCGGCGCGGAACCTCTCGGCGAACCCCTCGGTCGAGGCCGATGCGAGCGGCTGGGTCGCCACCGCCGGCACAGCGACCGGCAGCGACGTGACGCCGTACCGCTCGAGCGCCCGCGTCACCGTGGCCGGCGGTGATGTGGCGGCGGACGGCGGAGCGTCGTTCCGGCATCGCGTGCTGGGCGACGGATCTACGGCGGCGGCGGGCACGACGAACCTCTATAGCTACCAGGATGTGGCGGTATCTGGCCAGCCCGCGGGCACCAGGTTCTCGTTCTCGGTCTGGGCCGCAGCACTCATCATTGCGGGGGCCGCAGGCAGCGCAATCAACCAGCTGAACGCCAAGGTCGAGTGGCGTGACGCGAGCTCGGTGCTGCGGAGCGACCCGCTCGGCACCGCGCTGACCACCGAGTACGGCGGCAGGCTGTTCACCGGCAAGTCGCTGCTGCCTCCGGCGGGGGCGATCACCGCTCGCGTCACCGTCACGGCGAACGTGAACTGGACGAGCGCCGTGGGTGCAAGTAACTCCGACATCCGCGTCTACGCCGACGCGCTCACCGTCTCAGTGCCGTAGGAGTACACATGTCTCTCGGACAGTTCTTCGGTATCAGCACCGCCGGCAACAACGGTGTCGAGTGCCGCGTGTATGTCAGCATCACCGACGACGCCGCGAACAACCGCTCCACCATCGACGCGGAATTGCAGTTCCGCAAGACCAACGGCTTCACCAGCCAGGGCAACACCGGCGGCAGCTTCACCATCCACGGCAACGGTGGCGGCCTCACCGTCACGGGGAACAAGACCCTGCCGGGCTCCGGTGCGCCCTGGGTGTCGTTCGGCGCGTCGGGCAGGCAGACGATCAACCACGGCGCGGACGGCAAGGCCCCGCGCACGGAGGTCAGGGTCAACGGCGTCTACATGTCAGGGTCCAGCGACTTCGACACCGCCGTCAGTGGCACGCTGGCGTTTGACAGCACCAACGGCTTCGCCGACTACAACCGCCTACCCTCGGCGCCGGGGGCGCCGGTAGTGACACCGGGCAGCCTCACTCCGACCGCGATGGCCTGGACGTGGACCGCGCCGACGACCGTCGGCGGGGGCATCTTGGAGTACGAGTTCCGCTACTCCAAGAGCAGCACCTACGCCAGTGGCGTGACGACGGTCAGCACCGGCACCACGCGCAGCTACGCGATGACACTGCTGGACCCGGGGAACGTCTACAACGTCTCGGCGCGAGCACGTACCGGCGACGGCTGGGGACCGTGGTCCGAAAACGGCTCACAGACGACGCTGCCCGCAACGCCTCCGGGCTTCACTGTCGCGTCCTCGCCGTCCGGCTCTCAGGCGACCCTGACGTTCTCGCCCCCTGGCGGCGTCACAGGCGTCACCAAGTACACCTGGGAGCGGCGAGCCACCGGGACCACGTCGCCGGTCGCCACCGGGGACAGCGCCACGATCTCGGCTGTCATAACCGACCTGGTCCCCGGCAACAGCTACGACTGGCGCGCGAGCGCGTGGATCGGCACCTACCAGAGCCCGTGGACCGACTGGACGACACTCGTCCAGACCAAGCCGAACACGAACCCTGGCGACTACTTCGACGGCGCGACACCGGATGTTGCCGACCTCGACTACTCCTGGACCGGAGCGGCGAACCTGTCCACCTCGATCGCCACAGCCAAGGGTGTCGCGGGGTGGGAGGTCGAGATGGCGGGTGGTGCGGCGGTGCTCTACCGCGTCACCGCCGGCATCTTCGCCGCCTATGCGGCGCGCGTCCAGATCACCGCAGATGCATCGGGGGCCGGCTGTCGATTCGGCCAGGTCGATGCCGAGCCATTCTGGTCCGAGGTCACTCCGGCCGCGACGTACATCGGGTCGATCCACGTCCGCCCCAGTCGTTCGCAGAGCTTGGCCGCGGAGATCACCTGGCTCACATCGGGGGGCGCCGTGGTGGGCGCGCGCACGGTGGGCGCGGCATCCGTCGTCCCGGGCGGAACGTGGGCGCGGCTCGTCGGCGGCGGCATCGCTCCCGCCGGGGCTCAGCGCGGTGTCGTCAGGGTCATCGACGTGGCGGGGACGGGCTGGTCAAAGTGGCTCGGCGGCGAGACGATCGACCTCGACGGCGCGATGATCTCGCTCAACGAAGAGTTCCCGTACTTCGACGGCGACACGATCGACGAGACCGGCACCTACGTCTACGACTGGGAGGGTGACCCGAACACCTCGCAGTCGACGCGGACCCCGGTTGCGCTGGTCGAGGGCGCCTCTCGGTCATCCGGGCCCGAGATCTCAGGGCGGGCCCTGGTCGACCCGGACTGCAACACTGTGCCGCCGCCGCCGCGTCCGCCGACCGTGCCGAGCGACTGCATAGACGACATCGGCGTGTGGCGACGCTACTACGCCGAGATCCCGGCCAACCAGGTGCCCGACTGGATGGATGTCGTGCCGACGCTCGAGATCACCAGTGGCCCGTTCGCTGCGCGCCAGGTGCGGGTGCGTTACTACCCGAACCCCGAAGATCTGCCGATCCCGGAGGTCGACACGACTGGCTGGATCGCCGAGCAGATCATCTCGTACATGCCGGCGTCCACCGTGATGACGCTCGATGGCGTCACGCAGCGCGTCTGGGCCGAGGTCGCGGGCAACGTTCCGCAGAGCGGCGACCACCTGCTGTACGGCACGAACGGCAAGCCCGCCGTCTGGCCTATCCTTGGCTGTGGCATCGGCTACCTGGTGTCCGTGGAGGTTCCCATCTCGGAGCCCGAAGGCAATGTCGTCGTCTCGCAGGCTTCACTGACCGCGAGGACGTGACGTGGCGACAGGGGTCTTTGGGGGACAGTGCATCGAGGGCCACACGGTCTACCTCTACGACCGCGGCGGGATGACCCGCGTCGGCCAGATCCTCGACGTGTCGCAGGTGCGCTGGACGCGCGATCGCGACGGCGTGAGCGAGGCGGACATCCGGATCGAGGGCTCCGCCTGCTCAGCGCAGGCGGCGCTGCTCGCCGGTATCGAGCCGAAGCGTTCGGAGATCGTGATCTACCGCGGCCAGGACCGGGTCTGGGAGGGTCCGGTCTGGCGCGTCGGCTGGCACGCGGGTTACGTCGAGATCAACGCGCACGACGTGATGGCCTACGTGATGGCGACCCCACTGTCGAAGGACTGGGACAACAGGATGCGCGCCGACTACGACGCCAACGGCGACCCGATCGTGATCTACACCCAGCCGACCGAGGTCACCAGCCGCATCAACAACATCCTGCAGTATGAAATGCAGCGCTGGGAGACTCTCGACCCACCCGCGAACGTCCTGCCATACCTGCAGATTCACCACTTCCCGAACGAGGCGCGCACCACCGCGTACACCCAGCCGTTCGAGATGACCGCGGGCGAGCACATCCAGGGCCTCGGCCGCACCGGCGGCATCGACTGGACCGTCGTCGGGCGCTCGCTGCACGTCTGGGATGTCTCGCGATCACTCGGCAAGACCCGACTGCTCACCGAGGCCGACTTCTTCTCCGAAGTCATCATCACCGCGTACGGCGCTGACATGGCAGCCGAGGTATACGTCATCGGCAAGGACGGGAAGTACGGCCACGCCTCGGCGCCGAGCCCCTACTACGGGCCCTGGACGATGATCCTCACGGCATACAACGAGGAGGGCACCGACGACCCAAGCCAGGCCGAGCTCGATAGCCAGGCCAAGCGCAACATCAACGGTCGCCAGCCGGTCCCGGTCGAGGTTCGCGTGCCGGACAACTCGGGCATCAAGCTTGATGAGACGCTCACGATTCACGACCTGGTGCCTGGGGTGCAGGTGCCGCTGCTCGCTACGCTGAACTCGCGGCAGATGAGCCAGCTGCAGAAAATCGACCACGTCACGGTGACCGAGAACTCCAAGGGCGAGACGGTTCAGGTGACGCTCACTCCGGCGACGAAGCCCGACGACGACGTAGAGGTGCCCTGATGCCGTTCCCGCCGCTCGACAAGTCGATGGGGGGTGTCCTCAAGGACACTCGTGAACGCCTCGATCTCGTTGAGCGTCGTCTGGCGACAGGCGGCAGTGGCGCGACTGTGGCGCAGGCGACCGAGACCGCCGCCGGCATTGCAGAGATCGCCACCCAGGCCGAGGTGACCACTGGCACCGATGACGCCAGGTTCGTCACTCCCCTCAAACTCGCGCAGCGCATCGCGGCCATCCCACCCGGATCGGTGGCGGACGCCACGGAGACGGTCAAGGGTGTCGCCGAGATCGCCACCACCGCAGAGGCGACGACGGGCACCGACCACACCCGGATGGTGACGCCGCTGGGGCTCAAGACGGTGGCGGACACGAAGGCCCCACTGAGTCACACCCACACGATGTCGCAGATCAGCGACGCGGCGACCGTGGTGCCGACCTTGGTGCCCGCCGCGACGGAGACGACGCAGGGCAAGGCGGAGATCGCCACCCAGGCCGAGGTGACGACCGGAACGGATGACGCACGGTTCGTCACGCCCCTCAAGCTCGCACAGCGGCTCGTCGGAATCGGCGCAGTCCCGGCTGCAACGGAGTCTGTCGCGGGTATCGCAGAGATCGCGACGACGGCCGAGGTCACTACAGGCACCGACGACGCACGCATCGTGACGCCGCTCAAGCTCAAGGGTGTGGCGGACACCAAGGCGCCCACCGTCCACACACACACCTCGAGCCAGATCACCGACTGGGCGACGGCTGTACCCGCTGCCGTTCCGCAGGCGACGGAGACCGTTCCCGGCAAGGCCGAGGTCGCGACACAGGCCGAGGTAACGACAGCGACCGACGATGCCCGCATGGTCACGCCCCTCAAGCTGGCGCAGCGACTCGCCGCCGGCGGTCTCTCTCCGGTGCAGGCAACAGAGACCGTCGTCGGTGGCGCCGAGATCGCGACCGCCGCCGAGGCGACTACCGGCACGGACCACACCCGGATCATCACTCCGCTCACGC